TCCAGTAAGTGGTGCATCCAAATGGATGACATTGCTTTCCTTCTACCACAGAAGGCCAGCGATGCTGATCCAACGTTGATGGAGATGTTGAACGTCATCAACAATGTGCTGTACGTGCCGCCCCAAGCGGCGCTAGAGGATAAGGGAAAGACCCCTGTCCTTGCTAAGCTCGTTGTTGCTACGACGAATGCAGCTGATTTGAACGCGCATGAGTACTTTTGGTGCCCCCTAGCTGTGCGCCGCAGACTTCCGTTTGTGGTTCATGTGGAGCCCAAGAAGGAGTACATTCATGAGAATGGACGTTTCATCAACCCACGCGCTCTTCCACCAATTGATGGTGCTTTTCCAGACTTCTGGAGAATCACGGTTCAGAAGGTGGTCCCCTTCTTTGATGGGGAACGAGACCGCGCCACGCTCGAAACAGTGCAGATTTTTGAAAATTCTGCTGAGTTCCTACGTTTTTACGGAGAAGCTAGTCGAGCACATGAGGACATTCAGGCTAAGAGCATGACGTGTGATGACGGCATGTCTCAGTTACAGGTTTGTCCTCTTTGCCTGCTTGTGTCTCGCGATTGCGAGTGCGCAGTGCAGGCTGAGCAAGATCGTACTTGGACCGAAACTCTTCGAGATTGGTCCTTTGAGATGATCATTGCTGCATGTATGTTTGTGCTGACCACGAAATATGTGATCGCACTTCATATGCGTGTTGCGCGCTACCGTCTTTTTAGGAAGGCATTGGTGCAGCATGTGTGGCGGTATTATCCGCAGGACATTCAGATGCGCCTTTTAGGCCACATGAATGATCTGCGGGTGGACAACCACAAGTGGCGAGCTTTCCTTGTTTGCTTTGGCTTAGTTGCCACTGTGGCGACTCTTTACTTCAAATCTTCCCCTAAGAAGGAAGAGGAGAAGAAGAGAGAAGTCCCCGATGAGTTGCAAGGAAATGTGCATGGTACCACTGAGACCGATCTCGAACAAGAGATTGGTCAGAATGTGTGGTATAATCCCACGCTTGAGCTAACCAAATTTGACGTACCAGTTGCGTCACAAAGTTTGGTAGGCATTGACAGCACGGGAGTACGTAATCTCCTTGGACGCAATTGTGTCCGTTTGGAGATTAAGAACAGAAAGAGTGGCAAAGCTCTAGGCATTGGAGCTGTTTTTGTTCGAGGCCATTTTTGCTTGGTTAATAACCATGCTTTTGCGGAACCAGATGCTGATTATGACATTACTGTCATCCAGTCAACTCTTTCACAAGGAGTCACCAACAACATGACAGTCCGTGTCATGGCGCGCGACATTGTTCGCCTGCCAGACCAGGATTTGTGTCTTGTTGAGTTCCGTTCTTTGCCACCTTTCAAGGATATCACCAAG